AGTTGTAATAAGTCTACCCAAGTGTCTTTTACTTCAAAAGCAATAACACCAGCATCAATAAATATCATTAATACTGTTGATACTACTAAAAATATAAGAACTAAAGGCCTTATGTTTTTTGATAACCAAGAATCAGAAGCCATATCAACTTTCCATCTTTTAGTTACTTGCTGTTGCATATTAGCTTCGTAACCCATTATCATATCTTTTATTTTTCTTTCAGCTTCAAGCTTTTCTTCTTTAGAAGTGTGTAGTTCGTCTATTACACCACCAACACCTTTAACTAATTCATTAGCTCCGCTTGAAAATATTTTTCCTAATATACTCATTTTATACGTTTTGTTCTATACCGTTATTTGCATCATCTTCCCAAGGAAAGTCATAAGCACCAGCTTCTTTCCATTGTCCCTCTACTTTAATCATATCTTTACCATTTATAGTTTCTCTAGGATATGTTATGCCTTCAAACCTAACAAAGTCATCACCATAAGCTAGCTTGCCTGTTCTCATATCTGTAGCGTGTCTCATTTCGTGATTAATCACTTGTCTTTCTTCGTGGCTACCAGGTACTATTTTATCGCTAATGAATATACTTCCATCCATATTAGCTTCGCCTAATATACCTCCGTCTAGTGGTTTTCTAATAACAGGAGTGCCAGGTACAGAAATATTCGCATCTCCAGACTCTTGACCAAATCTTAATTTTGCTCTTAAATAACCACCACTCATTTTAGGGCTTTTTCCTTTACCTAGTTTAAATGCCATATTATTTTAAAATCTAATTTTACCTTCTCTTTTTAATTTATTGTAAATAGCTTTGCCTTTTTCGTCTAGCTCAGAATATGCAACTCTTTCTTCTCTTTGTTCTCTTAAAAATCTTTCTTCATCTTCGTCAGTTATTTTATCTAAGTCAAAAGTTTTGCCTTTATCTATTGGAAACTTTTTCCTAACTGGTGAATTACCAAAGCCACTAAAACCTTTCATTTTAAACGCCATATTATCTTTCTTTATCTTTTATCATATCATCTATAGCTTTATTGTAAACTTTATCTGTATATGATTTATTGTTATAAAATGTACTTCTTTCTGAAGTTGGTAAATCTTCTTCACCTAAAAGTACTCTGTATATTCTACTTATTAGTTGCGAGCATTGAAAAGAAGTTTTAAATATAGAGTATTTAATAGTTGTTCTATTGCGTTGTCTCCAAACTTCGATCCAACCTTCTCTTCTTAGTTTTTCCCACCGGTTTTTATCCCAGCTCATGGTATAAGTACCATCTATAAATTCGTTTCGTGTAAATCTTTTTTTACAATCTAAGTAAATTAATAATTCTAAATCAGCATCTGTTAATCCGTAAGTCTTACAAGCCCACTTTCTTGTGAGCCTGTAATACTTAAGGATATTCATTTCACGCAAATCTTGCGCGGTTAATCGCATTTATTAAGTGATTAAATTAGCTGTTATTGCACAAGCTGTAATATCTGGATGCAAATAAGTTCCTGTTACATCATCAGCAACTGTAATTATACCATCTTCATGCGGACCGTTATTAGTTGCCGCTGCTAAAGCTTCCATTACTACTTTTCTTTTAGCAGTAGTTATTGTTAAAGCAGCTTGATCACTAATTGCAACAGCAAAATCAGAGTTCATATTTGCAGTTTCTTGTGGTTTATAATGTACGTTAAGAGTAGTATCACCACTAGCTTGAAAACCAGTTATGTTCTCTATTGGTATTAGTACAGAGTCTCCTTTACCATCGTCGTTAGCTAAAGTACCCTCTCCTCTAAAATAAAAATATTTTTTCATTGTTTTTGTTTTTTTATGTTATACTTTAATTATTATGCCGCAGCCTCTACTTTTGACTCAGTTCCATCGTTAGCAAATTGTGTAGCTATCCAAGCAGTACTAGATATACAAATACATCTTACTAAAGCAATACCTGTAGCAATAGCTGATTCAGCGTTTGAACCTGTTCCACCATTTATTGATATAGTAGAAGGATCGCTACTTCTAAGCTCGTAAGCCTCACTAGTTTCAGCTACACTGTTAAGATAAACTACAGTACCAGGAATAGCAGCAGGCAAAGTAACTATATGATCATTGTTACCGCTAGCTACTCTATAAAAACCACCTTGTCTTATTTTTCCTTCAGTAGCACCATCAGAAGTAGCAGTTATAGCTGTAGTGTCTTCAGTACCAACATCTCCTTGACGTATAGATATAGTACCAACAGCAGATATTTCAGGCATTAAATACTCAGTCTCTGCAGATCCAGCTGCTCCACCTACAATTGTAGTTAAATCATCTCCAACAGTAATAAAACCATTAAAATTAGGTCTAGTGTTGTTAATGTTTTGAACTAGCTTAGTAATAACAGCATTGTGTGTGTTAGCTGTTGCAAGAGTTAATGCTACAGAATCAGGTTCTTTTGTTCCAAAGTTTACCATGTTTTGAAAATGTAGAGTTAACTCCGTGTCACTAGTAGGAAACATAGCGACAAGATTTTTTGCATTGTAACACGCGTTAGTTGAAACACCAATGCTGTCATCATCGGCTTGTGTATTAAAATACAACCAAACGTTTTTTTCCATTTTTTTTGTTTTTTTTAATTAATAATTTGTTTTCGTTTTTTTTGTTTCAAGTTTATGGGTTATGGTTTAGGTTTAATCTATAAGTACGACGTCCATTTGTTTTATAACGCCGTAAAATTTATCTTTATGTTGTATACCGTGGCCTGCATGTCTATCGTAATAAACAACATCGTTTTCGTTTATTCCTTCTACAAGGTTACCAACAGATACAACCTTTGCTTTTAAATACCTATTGTCTTCATTTACCTCATCAGTTAGTATTAATCCACCAACTTTTTTAGGTTCGTTTTTTATAGGGTCTATGATTATGTAGTGATTAACTGCCTTCATTTATTCTAATATTTGAAATTACACAATCGGCAGATATAATAGTAGTCACCACAGAAACAGAATTTTTAAGTGCTGTTTTAGTTACAAGTACAGGATCTATTATTCCAGACTTTACCATATCAACTTCTTTGCCAGTAACAACGTTTATACCGTTGCCTTCAACAAACTCTTCGTTGTTTTCAATACCAGCGTTAGACAATATAGTTCTATAAGGTGCTTTAATAGCCTCTAATAATATACTTTCACCAACACTATCAGATGAAAGTCTTTCTGATGCGTTTAATAATGCAATACCACCACCAGGTACTATACCTTCTTTTAATGCTGCTTTAGTAGCGTATATTGCATCTTCAACTCTATCACGTTTTTCTTTTAATTCAACTTTAGAATTAGCACCAACACGTATAATACCTACGCTACCTGATAACATTGCTATTCTTTGTTGTATATATTTTTTAAAAAAAGCTCTTTTTTCTTCTTTTAACAGTTTTTTAACCTCTTTTATACGTTTTTTTACACTTTCGTCAATATCTTCAAGCGTAATTACTGTGTTTTTATCTTCTGTAACAGCTTTTTCAGCTTCTCCAAGCACATTTAACGATATTCCGTCTAAATCATCACCTAATTCTTCGTTAATTACTGTAGCTCCGGTTAAAATCGCTAAATCTTTACATGTATCATCTTTTGTAGGACCAAAACCAGGTAAATCTATAATGTTTACTTTTATATTACCTTTGACTTTGTTCATTAAAAGCGCAGATTTAACTTGTTGTGATACTTGCGCTACAATTAATAGTGATCTATTGTTTTTTATAACGTACTCTAGTACATTTTGTATCTTCCTTACGTTAGGTATTTCCGATGCTACAATTAAAATTAACGGATTATCAAGTACTGAACGTTGTTTTTCAGTATCTGTTACAAAATGAGGTGATGTTAAGCCACATTCAAGCTGTACACCATCAACTAATTCAACATAAGTTTCATCAGTATCTGAGTTTTCCATTAAAACGACGCCATCATTACCAACTTTTTTGTAAGCATTAGCAATAATAGCGCCTAATTCCTTGTCGTTATTACAACTAATAGCTGCAACACTATCTAACATGTCATCTTTTACCTCAATTTTAACGTTATCAAGATAATCATTTACTTTTTTTACGCCAGAAGCAATGCCTTCTTTTATTTCTCTAGTAGAAACACCGTGCATTTGCTCGTGACTAATTTGTTTTATTAGCGATTCAGCAAGTACGGTAGCTGTAGTAGTACCGTCACCTGCATCTTTCACTGTATTTCTTGCTGCTTCTTTAATTAAAGTAGCGCCCATGTTTTCAACCGGATCAAGTAAGACTACGCTTTCTGCAACGGTTACACCATCTTTTGTGATTACCGGTTTACCGCGTCCATCTTCGTATATGACGCACTTACCGCTTGCGCCTAATGTGGATTTTACGGCTTGAGCTAGCTTACTTACGCCAGCTATAATTTTGTTTTTAGCGTTATCGCCAAAGTTTAAATCTTTGACAATCTCACTAGGTAGATTATATTCCATTTAATTTAATTTAATTTATTTCTACTTAAAAGTTTTTATTACTTTAGGCCCTTTTGTAGCCTCTAATTTTTTAGAAAAATGCTCGATGCTACCGTCGATAGCTGCTTCAGCACCTTCTATTGTTTCTCTTCTAGTTACAGAGTGCCACTCTTCGTTTTCTGGATTAGAACACTCTGTTTGGTAATAGCCATTAGTTAACTGCGTAATACGCCAATTACTTTTTTCGGCTAAATGTTTCCATTGTTTAATAGTTTTTTCATTAGGTTTAATAGTTTGCGTCGAACTCGACGTCTTGTAATACAAATAAGTCATAGTTTTTTGGTTTTATGTATTGGTTAATAATTAGTTTATTTTCTTTTTTTCTTTCCTCCGATGTTTAGTGATAAGCCGCCAAAAACTCCTCTTTGCGTGCCATATCCAAGTTTAGCTCCAAAGTTACCTTTACCACTTTCAAAGCCTGCAAAACCTGTAAATCCTCTGTCAGGTGAATATCTAGTTCCGTAATCAGCTCCAAAAGTTACTTTAGGCGCATTGAAACCTCTTCTAAAATTACCAGTATTTACTTCTGTAGTAAATTTTCCTCCGATATTTATGTATGGTTTAAATTTTGTAGATTTTTTCTTTTCTTTATAAGTTTTTATGTCAAGAGGTCTTGAGCTTTCTTTAACTCCTTTTATATTAAAATCAACTGTCTCTCCTAATGGCTTACCACCTTTTTCTAGTTGAAAACCTCTAGCCATATCACCAACGTTATACACTCCTTGTGTTTTTCCTTTTTTTATACGAGTTCCAGCCATATTACCTCTTGCAGTAATAAAAGTACTTTGTTGTGCAACTCCTTTGTCACCTCTAGCATAAGTAGGTAAAATCCCACTAATTATATCTCCAGTTGATGATCTCGTGCCTTCTACATCGTAAAATCTAGTTTTAATTCCAGCATCACCTTTACTCTTTAAAAAGTCTTGCGTTGTTTGTATGTTTAAACCTCCACCTAAACTACCTTCAAGTTTTGCACCTTGATAAGAAAAAGGTTTGCTACGGCCAGTTACTTTACCACCTGCAAAAATGTTAGTTACATTAGGATTCATTGTTTTAGTTGATTTAAACCCTTTCATTTCTTTGTCAGTAAATAAACCTCTATATTCATCAGCAAACTTTTTTGACCTTTTAAATGTTTCTGATTGTGATTTATCTCCTCTTGTAAACTTAGCTCCTAATTTACCTTCAAGACTAACAGAAGGAAACTTTCTTTTTGTAAAATCTTTACTTAAACCAAAAGTATAATCTGTTGTAACTTTAGATCTTTTTTTACCTGTCATGCCTGGTGTTTCAAAAAAACTGCTTTCTTCTACAGGACTATGTTTTCGTTCATATAATCTATTATACGCAGATCTATCTGAGTCGTATATTTTAGAACCTCTAGATACACCAAAATCAAAGTTAACACCAGCTAATTTAGCTACACTTGGCTTGTTACCTGATTTTAATTTAAAAGAACTTTCTTTTTTCATGTTTTGTTTGTTTGTTTATTTTTCACTCTTAGTTCCTTTGCCATAACTACCTCTGTTTTTTTTAACAGAAACAAACTTTCGTTTTTTATGGTCATAGTCTTTACCTTTTATATTCTTTCCAGCCTTGATAGCAGCTCTTCTTTTTCTTTGATTTTCTGCTTTCTTGTTCTTTCTGTCTTCTGTCATAGCCTTCTTTTTATCTCTAGCAGCCTTCTTTTTAGCAGCCAAAGGCGAAAGCCTTTGTTTTAATCTTATAGGTGAACTATTCATATTTTATATTATCACATAAAAAAAATAATATTTACTTGTGTAGAAGTAGGGTGCTACGCCCCCTCTGCCGGCCTTTTGCATTTTTTGCGAAACACTTTGCATTTTGCCAGCCCCCATACGTTTTTAGATTTTACGTTTTACGTTTTAGCGTTTTTGTTTTTGATTTTCATATTTTATTTTTCCGCCGGAATTTTTTAGCAATATACCTGGGCCTAGCCTAGTCACAACACTAACTCGACTGTCACCAGATAATATATATATAAATAATAAAATAAATAAATATGACTTACGAACACGAAATACTATTTAATAACGACGACTTATATTACTTAACGTCAACAACTAATTACTTAAACGATAACGACAAACAATTTCTTATCGACGAATTAATCGACTTAAATAATATCAAATCAATTAATACTTACGAAATATAATCA